GGGGCTATGCTGGTGACGTCAGATTTGAAGTCATTGAGTATGGTGACCCAGACGGAACTGGTAAGGACCTGAAGCAGTATAATCAGGCTTATTTAAGAGCTGAAATGTTTATTGGCTGGGGCATCTTTGATGGTGAAGTATTTGCAAGAATTGTTGACCCTGAAACAGTTACCTTTACAGCTACACCAGATGGAGCAGCTGGTTCAACTTCATCAACTAAAATTGATTTAGCATTTAACGTTGATATTTATGGTTTGAAAGCTGAACACATCACATTGACTGATAGTACTGGAGAAGCAACAAAAGGCGCATTGACCGGTTCTAAGAAGAACTGGAGTCTGGCAATTACACCAACTCAGAGCGGTAATATTTCATTACAGATTGCTGATATCGGTGGTTACGATATGCCAGCTGCGAAGACTGTTGCTGTAATCAAAGTATAATGAAGTACAGAAATATCAAGACTGGGGCTGTTATTGACAGCTCCAGTGTTATTGGTGGCGAAAACTGGGTTCCTGTAATTGAAGAAAAAAAGGCTGTTGAACCAGTTATTGAAATTGTAGAAAATCCAGTTAAAACCATTGATGAAATGACAAAAAAGGAAATTATGGCTGAGTTGGACTCAATGGGTATTGAATATAATCCAAGAGCCAACAAAACTGAACTTTATAATCTGATGAGGTGATATTATGAGTGAATTTGCAACAATTGAAGATATTGAAAGTTTATGGCGTGTTATGTCAAATGAAGAAAGGGAAAGGGCTGAGGCACTGCTGCCTGTCATTTCCGATTCTTTGAGACAGGAAGCTAAAAACGTAGGGAAAGATTTAGATCAGATGATTACGGATGGCAAAATACTACCTTCAGTAGTCAAATCAGTGGTGGTCGACGTTGTTGCAAGAACTCTGATGACATCAACAAATGCTGAACCAATGATACAAAGCAGTCAGTCAGCAATGGGATATTCATATTCTGGAACCTATCTTGTTCCAGGCGGTGGACTTTTTATTAAGAAGTCGGAGCTTGCAAGACTGGGGCTAAGAAAACAACGAATAGGAGTTATTGAAATGCTATGATCAAGGGAATTACAGTTAAACTGATTAATCTGGTTGATAGTGGGCAAAGTGACCCATTTGGCAACCCTATAATGCAAGAAACCTCTATTAACGTTGAAAATGTACTGATTCAGCCGGCTACAAGTGATGATATTACTGACTCAATTAATCTTTACGGAAAAAAAGCAGTCTATAATCTTGCGATTCCAAAAGGTGATGATCATATCTGGGAAAATCAGATTGTCGAGTTTTTTGGCGAGAGATTTAAAGTGTTTGGCAAGCCTTTGATGGGCATTGAAGCCAACATACCGCTCAAATGGAACATGAAAGTACAGGTTGAAAGATATGACTAAAATTAAAGTTACAAAAATTAAACCTAACAACGCTGGTTATCGTAGGCTTTTGAATGGAATTGAGCTTCAGAAATACTGCAATGACCTGGGTGAACAGGTATCAAAGAAAGCCGGCACAGGCTATGTGGTGACTACCCAGATTGGTAAAAAAAGACTGCATACAAGAGTGGCTGCTGTTACGAAAGAAGCGGTTAAAGATAATTTAGAAAACAACACATTACTGAAGGCGGTGAGCTGATGATAGAACAGATCATACTTGAATATCTTAAAGATAAACTGAATATGGATGATATCTATACTGAAACACCACAGGAACCACCATCAGTTTTTGTTCGAATTGAGAAAACCGGTGGTAATCGTAATGCTTATTTAAAAAAAGCAACTGTAGCGATACAGTCGTATGGAACAAGTTTATTTGATGCAGCTCAATTAAATGAAAATGTAATTGGGGCAATGCTTGACATTGATGAACTTGACTCTATCAGCAAATGTGAACTTAACTCAGATTATAATTTTACAGATACACAACAAAAGAAGTACCGCTATCAGGCGGTTTTTAATTTAACTTACTACTAAGGAAAGGAGTAAACTTATGGCAACAACTGCGGCAAATGTTACTGCTGCCAAACCTAAAATAGGTGGTGCTATCTATCGTGGCGCTACTACCTTAACTTTGCCAACTGATGCAACAACTACACTGCCAACCGGCTTTGTTTGTCTGGGCTATATCGGTGAAGAAGGTTTGACAAATGCAATCGAAAATGAAACAGACGAGATTAAAGCGTGGGGCGGTGATGTTGTTTTAGCCCTTAATAAAGGCAAAAAAGTCACCACAAAGTTTAAACTTGTTGAAGCAATGAATACAGATGTATTAAAAGCGGTGTTTGGCTCAACAAACGTTACTGGAACATTATCAACTGGAATTACAACCAAGATTGCTGGAATCAATGATGAAGCTGCTGCTTGGGTAGTTGATATGATTTTAAAAGACGGAGCATTAAAGCGAATTTGTATTCCAAGCGCTTCAATTACTGAAATGGCTGAAATTGTCTACAGTGACAGTGAAGAAGTTGGCTATGATGTTACTATTCTGCAGACACCAGATAAAAATGGGTTTGCTCAATACGAATACATCAAGAAGTCAGAAACCAGTTCATCAACTTAATTAAGAAAGGGGCTATTAAATGATTAAAGGAAAAACAAAAAGTGGATTCGAGTTTGAAATAAACAAAGAAGTCTTGAATGATATGAGAATTGTTGACGCACTGGCTGATATGCAGTCAGGTGATGACAGTCTGGTAATGGTGGCAGTTACTGAATTGCTTAATCTTGTTTTAGGTAGAAAACAGAAACAGCTGCTATATAAACATCTTGAAGTTGAAAATGGAAGAGTTCCAATTGAAAAAGTAAGTGATGAACTGGTTGAAATTTTCAACAGCCTGAAAGAAGGAAAAAATTAATAGCCCTGGCCACAATGATAGCAACCGATGAAGATTCATTGATTTGTGATTTAGCGGAAACCTATCATGTATTCAACTACAGAGAGTTGCCGGTTAAACTGCTGGCGACTCTTTCAGTTGGGCTGAGGGCGGATTCAAGAATCAAATTGAAAATAAGTGAGCAGCCATGCTCATTGAAAATATGGCTTCTTGCTTCAATAGCTGACAGATTAACGTTGATTGGAAGCGCTGGAAGTAAGGAAAAGCCGAAACTGATAACAGATATGCTTTTACAGAAGGAAAGTGAACAGCTGCAGACATTTGTAAGCGGTGAAGATTTTGTTAAGGCAAGAGAAAAATTGCTGAAAGGAAGTGATTAACTATGGCAGCGGCAACAGAACTGGCAACCGCCTATGTTCAGATAATACCTTCAATGAAAGGTTCAACTGGAAAAATAAAAACTGAAATTACTGGTGACATGGAAGATGCCGGCGAAAAAGGTGGCAAAACATTTGGGCAGAAATTTGCTGCCTTTGCTAAAAGAATCATAACTGCGGCAGCAATAGGTAAAGTAATTGTACAATCAATTGCTGAAGGCGCTAAAATCGAGCAGTCTTTCGGCGGTTTGGAAACCATGTTTAAAGAAAGCTATTCAATAATTGCTGGCTACGCTCAGGATGCCTGGAAAACTGCCGGAATCAGTGCCAATGAATATGCAGAACAGGCTACTTTATTCAGTGCCTCACTTTTACAAAGTGTAGGTGGCGATACTAAAAAGGCTGCTGAATTAGCAAATATGGCTCTAATAGATATGGGCGACAATATCAATAAATTCGGCGGTGATTTATCGATGGTGCAAAGCGCTTATCAAGGTTTAGCACGTGGCTCTTATGTTATGCTTGATAACCTTAAATTAGGTTATAAAGGCACTGCTCATGAAATGATGAGATTAATCAATGACAGTGGAGTATTAGGTTACACTCTTACTGATGTCTCCCAATTGGCAGATGTCGGCTTTGGAACAATGGTTGAGGCTATTCATAAGGTTCAGGAGAATTTAAACATTACTGGCACTACTGCTAAAGAAGCTTCTTCGACTATCAGTGGTTCATTAAAGCAAAT